TAGCAAGTTGTGAATTCGGGATCAGCGTAAGCGACACCAGTTGCTTGAGTATTCGACATGATGTTTCCTTTAAAAACGGGGGCCGAAGCCCCCATTTAATTAAGACAGGCGATACAAAGACCAAGCGCCATTGTCGGTCTTACGGGCTGCAAAGCGACCCGAAGTACCGTTGGCAACAGCAGCAGAACCAACGAGAGTCCAGCCAGTGTTAGTGGTCAAAGTTGCCGTGCCAGCACCAGTAGCGATTACGCTGAATTGGAAAGCGTAGTTCGATTTCTGGACAGTGACAACAGCTTCCAAGTTAGCCACGGTGGGCAACTGCAAGTTAGCAGAAGAACCTGTGTACAAGATCGTGCCATTGGTCACATCGCTTACGAGCAGCGGGGAAGCCGCGGCAGCGTAAGAAACGGGGGTTTGGAAGTCATAAATTTCAACTTCATTCAAGTTGCCGTCACCGATTTGATAACCGCCTGCGCCATTAGGGAGAGCCATGATAATTTCCTTTCAATGTTGAAAAACAGAGAACGGGGCCGAAGCCCCATTCAATTAGCCCCAGAGACGAACGCCCATTTGAGGACGGATCGTGCTGTAGCCGTACAGAACGTCGATACGGCAAGGCATACGGTCATTGTTGATGTCGTACTGACGCACAACACGCAAGCTGATACCGTTGTGAACTGCACGAGCAGCCATGTCGACACCTTGGGGCAGCAAGAGGTCAGCCGTGGCAAACGTGATTGCGTCCTTGTGGTAAACCAGGTTCTGTGCGTACTGGGTCGAAGCAGCACCGTAGAACACGACTGCTTGGCTGGTTGCGGGCAAAGTCAACACGGTTGCCAAGGCATTGGCAGCAGAGTAGATCGGAGCCACAGTGATGCTACCAGCACCAGAGCCGTCCAAAGTTGTAGCAGCAACTGCAACAAACTGGAACAACGAACCGGTGGATTCACGGGTCTGTGGGTTCACAGCGTAGCAGCCACCAACGGTAAACACGTCACCGATGTTCACAGTTGCATTAGCACCAGCGCCAGTGATAGCGATGGTGGTTGTGCCTTCAGAGGTCACAGCAGCGGAAGTCGTGCCGCCGGTAGCGCCGCGAGAACCAGTGGTGAACTGCTTGATCGACTGAGACATATTGATCTCGTCAAAGCCCAACACGCCAGTGCCCATCATGCCGTTCTTGAACTGCTTGCTGATGGTGTCGGTGGGATTGAACAGACCTTTCATGCCTTCAACCAGACCAGCGTTAGCGGCAGGGTTGACGGTGGCGTAACGTGGGGACATCACAGCAGCATTCTCGTTCAGCTTCTGCTGGGCTTGCAACAGCACCAAAGAAGTCGAAGGAGTCGTGCCAGGGGTACCAACGCTGTTACCGATGCTGCGATAAGCATTGGCAACGTCAGCATCAATGCTGGAGGCCAATTGGCTGATACGAGGCTTCAGAACACGCTCAGCGAAATCATCCAATTGCATGGTCAATTCAGCAGATGTGAAGTTGACGCCGATGTGCTTTTGGCTGGCAACGGTCAAAGTGGTGTACTGCTCGTTGTCGTCCTGAACTTGCAGGGCGGCACCGTCAGTTACCAGAGCGCGGTCAGGCAGGCGGATACGCAGGGTCGAACCAATTTTGGCACCTTCAACAGCAAAGCTGTCGTCGTACTGACGGTTCACGTTACGGGTGAGAACGAGGTTGTTCTCCAAGATCTCCAGCGATTTGCGGGTGATCATGTCAATCGTTAGGATACTATTAGACATTTCAAAAGTCCTTTAAAAAGATTTAGCGGTTCTGCGCTTCCCACTTCTTTTGCTGGCGACGGCGTTCAGCTTCAATCCACTGCGAATCCGTCATGGTCTTGGTAGACCGTGGATCAGTAGTGTCAAAAGCAGGCGCTCCAGAGGAACGCGCAGTCACCGGCGAAATTGGCGCTGGTGCAGATGTTGTTTTCTTGACTGGGGGCGCTGAAACCAATTTGGCTTCAATTTTCCCAATTTCCTTCGCCTGACCGAGTGGCGACATACGCGAGATACGTTCCGCTTCTTTAGGGTTAGAGCCGAGATAGTACGCTAACTCAGGCCCAATTTCCGAAGACTGGATCGTTTCAGCCATCACGCTCGTGACTGGAAGTTTGGGGTTGTAGGCGACTTGTTCAAAGTCGTCATACTTGCTCCGAGCTTCTTCCTCAAGATCGTGGTAGCTCTCAAGAACAGCCGACTGCTGCTTGGCAGCTTCACGCTTAGCGATCAGTTCTTCGGCTTTCTGAAGGGCCAATGCTTCTGCATAGGCTTCAGTTGACTCGAACTGGTCAGCGGTGGCTACTGGCGCGGCTCTCAGCGTCTGTTGTTCAGACTGGCGCTGGGCTTGTTCTCGTTCCCACTTACGTTGTTCTCTTGCAAGGCGTTTGCCGATGGCAGCGTCAAGTTCCTCTTGCGAGAAGGTCTTGGCAGGCTGTTGCTCAGCTACTTCCGGCGTACTATCAGCAACTTCAGGTGTGGCCGTCACATCCGTGGTTGGCGCGGAGTCTACTTCCGCTAGGGCTTGGACTTCTTCAGTCATTTTCATTGAATCCTAAGATTCCTCGGTCAACCTGGCCGATACGGTGTTTTCAGCATTATGCTGGAATTTGGACTTGTTGTGCAGCTTGCTCAGCTTGGTAAGCAGCAATCACTTCAGCGGTGTGTACTGTAGCGCAAATTGCCTGCACTTTGGCATCTTCAGCGCTTACGTCAGCACCAGGTACAACAACGTGGCGGTGAAACTTGCTACTGATTTCCACGCCATCTTCTTTGATAGCGGTTTTGGTACGAACTTGAATGCAGCCGTTTTCAACAATTTCAATTAGATCGACAGAGGTAACTTTTTCGAGAGCCATGATATTTCCTTGTTTCCAGAGTAGCTATCCCGCTACACATTAAGGTTTCCAGTTGTCCGAACTGGTACGGTTATTTAGCAGTCCAGCCTGTGTTGCCAGTGCCAGATGTTTTAACATAAAGAGTTGTACTTGTACTGCCATCAGTACGAGAATATAAAGCGCCGACAACTGCTGTAATTACACCTTCGGGTGAACCTGCACCGCTTATCCAAGGCGTTGTCCCACTGTAAACAGGTGAAGAATACCCAACATTGTTTGCAATGTTTTGAAGTGTTAACCCGTCTGTTGTGCCAACATTTATCTTAGTAGCGTTAAACACTCCGACAACATTGTTTCCAGTAATAGTGCCATTGGTTACAGAAGAACCTAAGTTAATGGCGTATCTGGTTTTGTCTGACGCACCAGAATTGCCTGAATAAATTGAACATCCTGTAATAATTGGAAACGCAGCGTTTGCATAAATACCATCATAAGTATTTGCGGTGTTAATTCCTGCGTTGTGAATACTAGCGCCTATGACAGAATTGTATGCGCCTAAAAGATCAATGCCGTTACCATTGCAGTTGTAAAAGAAACCACCAACAACTTGGATTTCTGTGCCAAGAGAATAGAAGTTATAACCCGATCCTCGGTTAGACGACCAGCAATTATTAAAATAGCACTGACTTACGCCAGAGTTGATGAGAAAACCAGATTGACTATTTGTATCACACACAACTTTTGTGCAAAGAAAATCAGATGGTGCGCCAGAACCATCAACAATAAATTCAATTCCGTTAGCTGTGTTTATAGATAGCTCTAAAGTATCTAAATAAATACCTGTTACCAAGCCAACCACAGCAATACCATTACCTGTGTTTGCAGTTGAATAGCAATCTCTAATCCATACACCAACAGTAGGTATTGTTCCATCTGTATTTAACAAAAAGCCATGACTTCTGTTGTTTGTTGAATAGCAACGATTGATTTGTAAAGAGCCAGTACTTTTAAGAGTAAAACCTCTATAAAAAGAACTTACCACGACTTCTGTAACAAAACAATTGCCGCCACCTTGGATATAAATTCCGTCTCCGGTAGGTGTGGCGGCTGTGTTTTGAACAGTCATGTCTCGCAAATCAACAAATGATTTGCTAAGAACAGTAAACCCATTTTGCGCGGCTAAAGATGGCTTAATAAAAGTAAGATTTTGTCCCGCACCAAAAATAACTTGATTAGCAACAGGCGTAAGTGCAGCAGTTGTTTTGTAACTCCCCGCAGGAATATAAACAGAATTTCCTGTAGCTATCGCTGATTGAATAGCTATAGTCGAATCGCTTGAGCCAGTAGGGTCAGCACCATAATCCAATACATTGGCTACTGCGCCAAGTATCATTGAGTTGGTTACTTTTGTCAAAGCCATTAGGACACCTCATAAATAATTTCACCAGCTAAACTACCGCTTGCAGAAGTTAATGCAGTTTGCCCAAGTGGGTCAGTATATGCTGCGCCACTTTTAACTGTAGCAATAGCACATTCAGTTGAAACATACGATGTAATAACAAGCCCATCTCCACCAATAATTGCAGAATACCCAATATTGGTAATCCCACCTTGAGCAGAAATAAAACCCTGCACATTTCCTGCGTTGACAGCCGTAAACGGTAAAGCTATCACCATAATAACACCAGCACTTGGCCTTGCACTCCAAGCCAAATTAAACCTAGCAGTTACAAGCCTACCAACTTTTGTGTAAGTGCCTGTTTGAGTTGTATAGGTAAATGAACCAACCTGTCCGCTATCAAACAACAACGCTGGAGTCCAAGTACCTGTTTCATAAGAAGACAAAGCAGTGCCAGAGCCAAATTGAATACTTGTTGCACTAAGTGCTCGTCCAGCAGTTAGGTTTGCAACAGAAACTTGTGTGGTTGCGCCGCTTTGAACAATTGGCAATACCTCAGTGCCAGCAAGCGGTGTAGTTGATGCTGGTAAGGCGGAGATTTTTTTGTCAGCCATGATTTATCCAATCAGTTAAACATTACTTCAATAAGTGAAGTGAGAGGTGGCGCTTGTGAAAATGTCAAACTTGTGCCAGATACATCGTAACTATTTTTTTGCTGATACACACCATTAATATAAACAAATGTGTAGTTTTCACCAAATGACGCTGCGCTTAATGTAAATACAGTTTGTGACCCTGTACCTGTAAAGTTTTGTATTTGATAGGCCGCCGCGCCAATACCATAAATATTGTCGTAAGTTGCAATCAAAACATCATTTGTGTCTTTTAAAACAAATTTATACGCTGCTGACGTAATCCAGATTTCACCGCCGGTGGGCACGCGGCCAGCAGCATCCATTACAACGGGGTTTGTTCGGGCCACATTACCCGCAATGGTGGTATATGTAGTTTGGGGAGTAGTTGTACCAGCTTGATATGTGTATAACTTACCACCAGACAAAGGTATGCCATTATTGTCAAAAAATTGGGCCGCTACACCGCCCACTGGAGAAAGGTATACGACGGCCATTTAGGTCACTCCAAAAGAATTTGTCCACCGTCCTCTTGGACGAGGTTGTCGCCAGACTCAGTGAGCAAATTACCCACCGAAGCGCCGCTATCGCGTGTGCCGGAAAACAGCGTGGCAATACCGGCTAGGCCAATAGCCACCGAATTGCGAAGGGCGACACCAAAGCTCATTGCTTATTGATCGGTTTGCAGTACGCAGTGCCGTCGCTGCCGCCAATTCGCAGCACACTGACACGCCAAGGCGCGCCGGTTGAGCTGAGTGTCAGAACAAACGGAATAGGCGTATAAGCTGGGATTGGTGTGCTGGCGCTGGTAGCAACAGCACCAACACCCACTTCAACGTAGCAAGGCACATCGCACCACACCAGCACACCTTGTGGGCCAAAATTCCATGCGGTTGTATTGCCCGCGCTTGCACCAGCAGTTGCTGTATAAGCGGGGAAATCCGCTTTGCTCAATGGGTTAAGAAGTTCCATCATATTTCCTTATGCCAAAAATTTTAATTTGTAAAGGGTGCGGAGGTAAATTTCAATGATGTTGTCGATTAATTGTTGCAACGACATATCAGTCTTGTCCACCACCTCGTACCGAGCATCTTCAATCTGCTTCAGCGATTCTTCCAAGAATTCGATTACTTTGGCCGTTTTCTTGGCTGACTGTAACGCAATTGGCCCAATTTAACCATGCCTACCCTGGTAAGTCTCAGCAAAGTCGTCAGCAGCGTCAATGATGCGATCATAGAAGATGTTGAGCGCCGTGTGCTTGCTGAAGCTGCGGGTGTTCAAATGCACGGAATGGGTTACATCCCGAGCCAAAAACAAGATTCCTATGAAGTCAGCGGCTTTCATTGTGGCATTCCTTGAGGTGGGGGCATTTGGCCTTGTGGAAGTTGCGGCATCTCAGGAGCAGTGTTCATTTCGCGCCCAGGCATCTCGCTGATCAAGTCACCAGACGTGATCATCGAGTGTACAGTGCCCAGCACAATGTCTTGAATTTGCTCGGGCGACATACTGGCTTGGAATGCCTGCATACGCTTGGTTTCAGCATCAAATGCCTTAACTTGGGCCTCAAAATCCTTGCGGTGCATATCCTGCACCTCGACTGACTTGTTGACGTTCTGAAGCATTTGGTGCATCTGCTCCATCTCTTGACCCATTGCTTGCATTTGCTGCTGTGCAGCCTGCAATGCTGGGTTGTCTTCGCTATCGGACAACAATTTGGGGTCAATAGTTTTCTGGAACCGTTTTGCCATCTCTTGTGCACCAGGCCAGTCCATGTTCTTGACAAACAGGTCGCCAGCCACAGTCCACAGTTGCGGGTTGCCCTGCAACAGTTGGGCCATTGCCTCCAGAGCTTCTTGGCGCTTGGTGGCATAGCCTGGGCCGGTAGTCGCCACAACATCGTACTTGCCGACGCCAGGGTTGTAAATCTTTTCGATTACGATGCCCTGCTCGTTGACAATCTTGTTGACTGGCTGGGGCTGGTCAGGGTTGATCTTGACCATCTTGGTTTCGCCGTCCTCACCAATGATCCGAGCAATCCGTTGGGTGTCGTAAATCTTGGGAATCAGGTCAACCAACTGACGGGCAATATTCCGGACAGCGCGGGACAGGTTATCACCGTAGTGGAACGTGCCCACATCACCTTCACGCTGACGCGCAAGGATGGCTTTGCCACTACGCTCGTTGGAGCCCATGCCCAAACTGGCATTGTACTGGCCGGTGGTCGATTTGATGTCCTCAGCAGCGCCCGATTTGGCCTGCAACAGCCCGCTGGAGGCCATTGGCGGCTGCGCGCGCTGGGGTAGTGGCAGAACTGCCCCCTGACCGTCTGTAACGTCAGGATTGACCTCCAAATAGGGCCAGTTATTCGTGTTGGCGGTCTTCCATTTGTCTTCGTAGCCTTCAAACTGACCACCGTAGCCGATAAACGGTGCTTTGGGGGCCAGCGCCAGCATTTCAGCCTCTTGCGACACCCAGTAGTTGTACATCCGCTGGGCATCCTTGGCATTTCGCACCAGGCCCGACACGTACAAGCGACCATCGACCTCAAATTCGTTACCGACCACGCGAATCACGGGAATCCACTTGCCAGCCCACTCTTTTTCCTCAAGAATTTCGTAGCCGTTGATCTTGCAATACTTGACCCGAGGGCGCTCAGACACACGGGACTTGATTGGCTTGCCAAAATGCGCCTTCAGAGCCTTGTCTTCAGGTGTTCCCTCAAAAGCTGAGGCATTCCCAGGGTACAAATTGAGCGTGGTCTTGTCGTAGTCGATGTAGTAGTAGCCCGCGATACGCACGGTATCCTCGTTCAGCCAGTTGCTGATCGACTGGTCACCCACGCCAAGCGACTGCAAAGTCGAAATGGGGGCTGCATCGGGGTACTGACGCTCGTATTCGGCTTTGGTCAGGTCTTCGGTGATGAAACACCACTTAGCATCTGCGCCGGTGGGGTCTTGGATCAGCGGATCCATGTAGACGCTGAAGCTGTTGCGCACACGGCCAATCTTAATGTCCTGATCGAACGTATTCTCGTCGCAATACTCGGTCATCAGGGTGATGTAACCCTCGCCATAGGACACCTGGTTCTCACAAGCGGTATCGTAGGCCACATCAGCATCACTGATGTACTCGATGTGCCGGATCATGCCGTTGAAGATGCCCGCGACTTCAATGTCAGCGTTGTCGTCTACGGGAATGACCTTGGCACCTGGGCGGTTCTGACGCATATCGTTCGTCACTTGGCGAACGTGCTGCGGCAGCTTGTTGATGGTCAGGGTGGGGCGGGCATTGATCGTCTGTCCTTGGACAGCGCCACGGGTTGCCAAGACATCAGAGGGCCACTGCCAGTGATTGTCCGGTGAGCCCGCATAGAACCGCAGGTCGTCAATCTCATCTTCGCGGGACTCGGCAAGGGCCGAAACAGCCATGTCCAACCGTGATCGGGCGACAGTCAAAATGTCCGAGTTGGACTTTGGTGGTTTGCCGCCAGCAGCTACATTGGCTGCTGCGACCATGCCGGTTGGATCAGCCATTATTTTTTCTTAGCGATGAGTTTATTGGCCATCGTGTCAATTTTAGCCTTGGACGATGGTGACAGATTGCCAGCTTTGACTTGTTGGGTTGCACGGGCCTTGGCGTTTGCAGCGTGTGCGCGGTCAGGCATGGGGTATGAACGTGAACCAGGCATTCCGAATTCGGATTTGGGCATTGCCTTACGGGTAGCGGTGGTGACTTTCATTTTTTGCCTTTCGGTTTTTGGGCTTCTCGTTTGACCGAGTATGCAATCGCCACGGCCTGCTTCACAGGCTTGCCAGCTTTGACCTCAGTCGCCACATTTTTGCGGAATGCCGCAGGGGATTTGGACTTGGCGAGTGGCATGATTATTTCTTCTTCATGGGCTTTGCCACAACGACGATCATCTTGGACATCTTGGGCATTTGGCGCTTGTCGGCAGCTTCTTCACGCTTGCTGCCTTCTTTGCCATAGGACTTTTTCTCAATGTCCTTCTTGCCTTGTTCGAATTTAGTAGCCATCATTTACCCTTCTTTGCTGTCTTTGCCGAATCTTTAAAATCCTTGGCAGTGGGTGCATTTTTACTGCCGACTTTGTTCATTTTCTCGCCAGAGCCAGCTTTGATACGGGCTTGTTTGGCGTGGATATTACCATAAAGCCCAGGTTTTGTAGCCATTTAACTACCCATCCATCCGGTTGATACAGCACCGCGGTCATACGAGCGCAGTGTACGGGTTTTGTCATTGTATCCTCGGCTGGCAACAGGAAATGCAAAGGTCACGGCCAGCGCATCCGCCGCATCTGGTGAGGCCAGTCCGCGAGACTTCATCTCCTTCTTCCCTTCCAAGAAAATAGTACCTGCCGAGCTGGGCTTCTTCATCGGGCCAACCAGGTCGTTCTTCAGTGACCGGTCTACTGGAATACTGGCTGTTCGCAACCAGTCCCGCATGGCACCCCACATCTCAGCGCGTTTGTTCCCCCACATCACAGGGTTCTTCGCCTTCCAACCGAAGTTCACCCCGCGCACTTTGTACCGCTGTTCCGTGAGCCTGTCAAGTATCCCGTAGCCTAGCCCACCCTCGTCGATCACGGTCAGCACCGGCTTGAACTCCTCTATGGCGTCGATCACGTGCCCCACCACGCTCATGGTGTCCTCACCCTTTAGGCGCTTGATCGAGATGATGTCCCGCCCCTGGCGCACCAGGATCACCGTGCTGTCCATGCCGCCCCGCGCAGGGTCTACACCGATCACCACAGGCGCGGTCATGTCCTTGTACGCTGGCCGCTTGAACGCATCCTCCACGATCACGGGCGAGATGAACTGGTCTTCACCGGCAGCAGGGAACTCACCGTACACCTCGACCCGCGCTTGGATAGAGTCCTCGCCGTACTCCGCGATGATCTGGTCATAGACCGCCTTGTCCGTGCCCTCGACTGTCCGCGCATCGATGATCTCTGTGTCCCAGAAGTCCCGCTTGCCGTGGAACGTTTCGAAGAAGTACCCTGTGTTTCGCCGTGGGTTGCTGAACGCGAACCAGTACCTGTCCAATATCTTCTCGGTAAAGAAGCCCGCCGCCACGCTCCAGATCGCATCCGGTATACCCGACGCCTCGTCGAAAATCACCATCATGCCATCGTGGTTGTGGACACCGGCATACGAGTCTGGGTTCTCCTCGCTCCACAGCTTGCCCTCGGCCGCCCAGTAGCGCGTACCCTTCTTGAGGTCACGCTCCACCAGGTCGGTCAGCCATGCAGCAGGCACCAGCTTGGTAGCCGATGGTTCCCACCAGTGCGAGTTGATCGCCATCGTCGCCCACTTAGTCAGCTCACCCCAAGTGACGGTACGCAACTGGTTCTCGCTGTTAGCCGACACAATGACCGACGATCCAATCCGAGTTGACAACATCCACAGGATCAACCATGACACCAGCGCCGACTTCCCGATACCACGGCCAGACGACACAGCCCGCCGCAGGGCGTCCATGTCAATCTTCCCTTTGTTCTGTTTGATGTGGTCGGCAATCGCCCGCAGTGCCCGCCGTTGCCATTTCCTCGGCCCACTAAACTTCTCCAGCGGGGTATTCTTCTGACCCCACGGAAACGCAAACAATACAAACGTCTCTGGGTTGTCAGCAATCTGCGGGCTCCAAAGCTGAGTCATCAGCGTTGTCTCCTCATCAGCCGAATAGATGGGCTTCTGCATCAATCAATCCTCGGTTCCACATCGATTACATCGGCCAAGTCAATCACCCGAGCCTGGGCCGCAGCCAGTGCACCGGTGATGCTGATCCCCCCGCCAAGTTCCACAGTCTTAGTCTCGCCGTACTTTTTCCGATTGTGCGCACCCATGAGCCACTTGCGCGTGTCAATCTTCAGACGCGAACGCTGGACATCCTCAAGTGAGTCATCGGCGTCTGCAATCTCAATAATCTCACCGGCCATGAACTCGGTACGCATCTCCTGCGCTTCGGTGAACAGTTGGTTGCGGGTAGGGTCGCGCTTGATCCAGCGATAGAAGTCGTTGTAGTCGATGTCGCGCTGGTCGTCCCGCAGAATTTGCGACAGTGACTTGCCGTGGGCAATGGAGTCGATAACGCGCATGAAGATGTACTCATACTGAACCAGTGCGAGTTGGCGTCCTTCAGTTGAAGGCTTGGTGAGGCTCTGTGGCGCAGGGTCTAGCCAACTCGGAAGTTCGAGGTGGGTGTGTTGATGTGCGACATCTGCGCCTACAGGATTGGGGTTCAATGCTTCCATAGTGGAACTGATACTAGCAGAACGGCTAGTCATGTGCAACTTGTGGGACAGTGAACCCATTGGGTCTAAGGTGTCATTTGGGTAAAAATTTAAAAAATTCTCGTGATACCTCCGCAGCCGATTGGCCCCTTGCGTCGGCCCTACCCCTCCCCCTCGTCAG